CGGCGTTCACCAGTTCGGCCTGCGCGACAAGCCCTCGAGCAAGGCGAAGGCAGTCCCCTATCCTCGCCGCGAACTGCTCGGAGCCACAGCAACCGACCGCGAGCAGCTGCTCGACATGCTCTACGCGCACATAGCCGCAAGCTGATGATCCGCCTCCATTTGTAGAGGCCGCCTCTACAAATGCACATGATAGCGCGGCGCTAGGGCCTGCCCCGACATGCACCGCATGGCCGATGCAACCTTCACCGCCGTTGATCTGTCGCGCCTTCCCGCGCCCGACGTCATAGATCCGCTCGATTTCGAGACGATCTATGCCGATGCCGTCGCGTACATGAAGACGCTGATGCCCGATTTCGAGAGCAGGGACAGCGATCCGGCATCGAAGCTGCTGCAGACCTTCGCCTATTTCGCCCAGCTGCTGCGCCAGCGCGTAAACGACGCGGCCCGCGCCGTCATGCCCGCTTATGCCGTGGGTGCCGATCTCGACAACATTGCCGCGCTGTTCGGCATCGCCCGGTTCGAGATCACGCCGGCGGACGCTGTTCTGGGGATCCCCGCTGTCATGGAAAGCGACGCGGATTTCCGCCGCCGTATGGTGCTGGCACCAGAAGGTTATTCCGTGGCCGGGCCGGAAGGGGCCTATATCTTCCACGCGCTGTCGGCAGACGCCGATGTGCTGGACGCCAGCGCGACCAGCCCCAGCCCCGGCGAAGTCCTCGTTTCCGTTCTCGCCCGCACCGCACCGGGCACCGCATCGCCAGATCTGCTCGAGGCTGTGGCGGCCTATGTGTCGGATGAGACGCGCCGCCCGCTGACCGACTTCGTGACGGTGCAGTCGGCGGAAATCGTCAATTATGAAGTCCTCGCGGAGATCACGACGTTCAGCGGCCCCGACGGCAGCGTCGTTCTCGATGCCGCCCGCGCGAAGCTGGATGACTATGTCGCGTCCAGCCACCGCATTGGCCGTGACATCACGCGATCCGGCGTCTTCGCCGCCCTGCATGTCGAGGGCGTGCAGAACGTCGTCCTGACCGAACCGGCGGCGGACGTCATCGTCACCCGCGAGCAAGCTCCATACTGCACCGGCATTACGCTCACCTACGCGGGGACGGGCGAATGACCTATCCATCCATCCTTCCTCCCGCTTCGACGGACATGGAAAAGGCGCTGGAGCAGGTGGCCGCCCGCCTGCTCGATATCGCCGTGCTGGTCCGGGAAGTCTGGTCGGCGTCGAATTGCCCCATCGCCCTGTTGCCGTGGCTCGCATGGGGCCTGTCGCTCGATAATTGGTCCAGCGATTGGCCCGAAGCCATCAAGCGGGAGCGCGTCCGCAAGGCCATTGCCATCGCCCGGCAGAAGGGCACCGCAGAGTCCGTGCGCGCCGTCATCCAGAGTTTCGGCGGATCGGTCGCAATCCGCGAATGGTGGCAGCATGAGCCCAAGGGCGATCCTTACACCTTCGATCTCGTACTGAACCTTGATCAGAACGGCGCGCCCGCATCGGCCGCCTTTGTCGATCAGGTCATTGCCGAAGTGAACCGCGCCAAGCCGGTGCGCAGCCACTTCACCTTCACCCAAGGCATCACCGCCAAGGCCAGCGTCGGGCTGATCGCAGCGGTTCGCCCGACCATCTACGCCCGCCTGTCCTGCACGGCACCGGCGGCGGCCTGAGCGGAGGAATCATGGCCCTTACCTTCATCGTCACCAATGCGGGCCGCGCCGCGCTTGTAAATGCCGCCAACACCGGCACCGCGCCCGTCGTCATCGCGCAGGTTGGCATTTCCGCCACTGCGCTCGTGCCCACGCCCGCCACGGCTGCGCTGCCTGGGGAATTCAAGCGGCTCATTACCTTGTCAGGCGACGTCGTGGCTGACGACACGATCCACCTGATCGTGCGCGACGAGAGTAGCGACGTTTTCACCGTGCGGAGCATCGCGCTCTATCTCGGCGACGGCACCCTGTTCGGCGTATATGGGCAAGCGCCGGTCCTCGTCGAAAAGTCGGCGCAGGCGATGATGCTGCTCGGCATCGACGTCCGCTTCGAAGACATCGCGGCCACCAACATTACTTTCGGCGATGCCAACTTCCTCAATCCGCCTGCGACGACGGAGCAGATCGGCGTGGTGGAGCTGGCGACTGTGGCAGAGGCGCAGGCCGGAATTGACGCCCTGCGTTCACTGACGCCTGCGGCAGCAAAGGCCGCCGTTCTTGGTTGGCTGCTGGCGCAGGACGGCGCTGGGTCCGGCCTCGACGCCGATCTGCTCGATGGGCAGGATGGCAGCTATTATTCCAACATCCCGGCCCGGCTCGGCTATTCGCCGGTCCAGCAGGGAACGGGGCTTGGACAAGGCACGAACACGATCAAGATCGGGTGGAGCGGCACCCGCCTTAAGGCCACCGTAGACATGGCCGATATGGGCAACATCGCAACAGATAGCTGGCTCGCTTCTGGCGGCCTCAGCATCACCGGCTACACTATGTATCGCGGCTCATACAGCCTGTGGGGGCCGGACAATGACGGTGCTGGTTCGGGCCTCGACGCCGACTTGCTCGACGGGCAGGATGGCAGCTATTATTCTAACATCACCGCTCGACTTGGCTATACGCCAGCCAACCGCGCAGGCGACACCTTCACGGGCGCAATAAAGCGCGACACGGCATACTATCTGGACATCAGCAGCGGCAATCCGATGGTCAATTGGGACGCCTCGGATTACTTTCTCTATGATCGGGCAAACAATAACCTCCATTTGATCATTGGCGGTCAGACGCGCGCCTCCTTCACCAGCGATGGTTGGCTTGGGCTGCAAACTGGCTTTTCGGCCAACGGCAGCTTGGTCTGGCACGGCGGCAACGACGGTGCTGGGTCCGGCCTGGACGCGGATCTGCTCGATGGGTCGGACGGCAGCTACTATACCAACATTCCGGCGAGGCTGGGCTACACCCCTGTTCAGCAGGGGGGTGGGGCTGGCCAAGGCGGAAACAAAGTCTACATCGGCTGGTCCGGCACCTACATGAAGATGCAGGTCGATACTGTCGATCTTGGGTACATCATCACTAACGGGTTGCTTAATGGCGGCACCTTTCCGATCCACGGCGCGACCGTAGGACGTGCAGGCTATGCCTTGTGGGGGCCGGATAATGACGGTGCCGGCTCGGGCCTAGACGCCGATCTGCTCGATGGTCAGGACGGCAGCTATTATTCGAACATCACCGCGCGCCTTGGATATTCGCCTGTCAACAAGGCTGGCGACACTATGTCGGGCGCGCTCACGCTTCCTACCTTGGTGGTGGCTGGCGCGGCAGGCACAAACGGCCTTTCGGGCGGCACGGGCGACGGTGCCAGCTACTCGCTCTATAATCTGACGATGAACATCTGGTGGGGTCTTGGCATCAAGACCTACGACGGCAGCGTAAACGGGTTTTACGACGCTCGCACGGGCCGGTGGGATGTGAAAGCTGGCTACAGGGTCAACGGTGTTGATGTTTGGCATGGTGCGAACGACGGCTCTGGATCTGGCCTCGATGCAGATCTGCTCGACGGCTTGCAGGCGTCGGATTTCGTCAAATATGTGAACTTCACCAAGGCGACTAACTACGAAATTCTGCCGGATGGCCGGATCATCCAGTGGGGCTTCGCCGACGCCCTGCCGACCCGCACCACCACCACGATCACCTTCCCAATCGCATTCCCGAACGGCGCGCTTCAAATGCTCGCATCCTTGGGCACTGCACTCACCTTGACCGACAATCGGGTCGGATGTGGCGCGGCACCCATCAGCAACACCCAAGGCAACATCGCGCTTCCCGCCAATTTCGGCGGGACGATCGGCGTCACCTGGCTGGCCATTGGACATTGAGAGGGACCGACTAATGACGTTGTTTTACAGCGCCGCCGCAAGGGGCTTCTTTGACGATGGCGTGCACACGGAAATTCCTGCCGATGCGGTGGAAATCAGTAACGATCGCCACGCGGAACTGCTGCAAAGCCAGAGCGCGGGAAAGGTCATCGTCGCCGATGAGGGCGGCAACCCGGTCGCCGTTGAGCCTCGGTCTCGTCTCACGCTCGAGCAGCTTAAAGATCTGCGCTGGCAGGAGGTCAAGCAGAACCGCGATTGGCGCATCGACGGTGGCTGCAATGTTCCAGGCATCGGTCGGTTCGATACGGACGCGCTAAGCCGGTCCAACATCAACGGCGCTGTCACCGGGGCAGTCATGGCCAAATCCGCGGACGTTGCTTTCGCGGTGCAGTGGAAGCTGGCCGACAACAGCCTTGCCGACTGGATGCAGATCAGATGTTCGTTGTCGGCCAGACGGTGCTGGCGCATGTCTCGACCTGCCACGCACGCAGTCAGGCGCTTGGCCTGCTGATAGCTGCCGCCGACACCATCGCGGATCTGGAAGCGATCGACATTGAGGAAGGCTGGCCTGCATGATCCGCCGCCTCGGCCATTGCGTTTTCCCGCTGCTGCGCTCGCTGGACATTCTTGCCTGCACGATCTGGCTGTGCTGCCTCTATCCGTTCGGCCTCGCAAGCCGCCCGTCAGGCCGCGAAATGATCAGCAGCTATGTCGGCGAGGCGCAGTTCAACGGCCACCGCTGGGCGGCCCGCGTCGCCGCTGTGATTGATTGGTGCGCGACACGGCTCGGCGACAAGCCTGACCACTGCCTGCGCGCTTTCCGGCATTACCAGTTTCTTGACGATTGAAGGAGTGACCCATGCAAGTTCGTATCGGAAAATTTGACCCTGACACCCGCACCGTGCCCGTCACCTTCACCAGCGGCGGCGTCAAGCATGACCGCACCGTGAATGCCGTGCTGAAAGACGACGGCAGCTATGACAAGGCCGGAACTAAGGCCCGAGTTGATGAAGTGGCGCAAGGGGTCGACCAGAAGATCAAGCTGGGCGTCATCACCAATCCACCGCCGGAACCGGAACTGCCCGCAGCGCCCGAACCGACTGCTGAATAATGCGCGCGGCGGCTATGAACGCCGCCGTTCCCCCTTTACGGAGGGGGCTTTGGATGTCCCCACATCCTCAAAGCCGCGAGCCTGCACTCGCACTCTCAGGGCAGCGCGCCTGCCCATATCGAGTTCCCTCCGTGGCCGAGCCATGGAGGGACATCGTGCAGGATTTCCAACATGTCTACCCCTTTTGTTCTCGTCCGTCCCGTTTCGCCCGTTGCCGGTTACATCGGCGGAAAGCGCAATCTTTCCAGGCGGATCTGTGCCATCATCGACAGCATCCCGCACAGCAGTTACGCCGAACCTTTCGTGGGTATGGGCGGCATCTTCCTGCGCCGCTCGCGCCGCCCGCGCGCCGAGGCGATCAACGATATTTCGGGCGACGTCGTGACGCTGTTCCGCTGCCTCGCCGAGCATTATCCCTATCTGATCGACATGCTGCGATTC